TAGCATCGTAGCCAAAAGCCGACATCATTGCAAACAAGAAATATCCTGCAAAGATAGCCACTAAAGACATAGGTCGTATATTCTTAGACAACCAAGAATCACTAGCAAGATCAGCTTTCCAACGATCAGAGATATTGTTCTGCTCATTCATATCAGCGTTTAACTCAGCGAGTCTGCCTTCTTGTTGCATCTGTAGCAACTCTTTCTGAGCCTTTGCCTTAGCTTCTGGATCAGGAATGAACTTATCTAGGACTTTCATCCCAACATCTACTAGCGCCATTAATGGAATCATTGTTTATACCCCCAAGTTAAATACCAAGCAATGACCGCAGCCACTGCATAGCACATGAACATTGCTCGACGACTCTTTGCCAAATCTTCTTTAAACTCTCTAGTAAGTTCATTGTCTTGTTTCTCTATCTTTTGTTTAATGGATTCAATTTCATTCCAGCGTTTAGTTCCATGCTTTTTAATGAAATCAGCTTTGACTTTAGCTTCCTCAATACGGATGGTTTCTTGACGTTGCCATTCCATCAATGCTCGCTTGAAGTACTGCTCTTTTAAGACCTGAGATTCTCTTATCTGTCTCTTACGCTCTAGGTCTTTCTGCTGCGCTACTGCTGCAGCATCCTTTTGTACATCGACAATACTCTTAGTGATGGATTTACTAGCCTCACGACTAGCGTCCATGCTACTGGTTACAGACTTTGCTCCTTCGATAAACCCAAATTGATCTGACATGGCTCATGTTCTTATTGTTGTTCCTCAAATAGGTTAAACTCTAGTTGTGGTTCTGGAGCAACTGGTTCAGGCTGAATAGTTTCCATTGTTGCTTCTTTGGCTCCTCCGTAAATATAACGAGGGGCAACTGAAGACAAACTATCTTTCAACTTGCGGAAATTTGTTGGATTATTAATCTTAAAATCCATTGTTCTAGCAACATTCATTAGTTTTTCTAAACCATCTTTATCGAGTAATAGATCACCAATAGCTTTATCAGTAGCATCTTTTAACTGTGCAGTGTTCACACGAGTTGCAAGTCGAACAATCTTTTGCGGAATACTTGCAATACGATCACGGAATGTAGATGTAATAAACGGAGCATCAAGACCGGGTATACCCAACTCTGTTAACTTTTTATTGACAAGGTCAAGTTCAGCTCTCATAAGAACTGCACTAATATCATCAACATTGGCTTTTCTGATAGAATCAGATAATTTAACTAAGTCTTTAACAGCAGACTGATAGCCTTTACCAAACATCTGATTAATTACTTTAGCATTCTTTGGATCAGACAAGAACTTTAAACCGCCATCAGGAAAATCTCTAGCCTTGTTTACAATTTCAGCACGAATAGAGTTATAAACTGCTTTAGATGTAACTGGATCCAAATCTTTAAGATCTCTAGTAATCTTTGAAAAGAAATTAGGATCTGTAAATAGTTTGTTTGAAATCTCTATATAATTTGGTACAGATACTCCATTAGAATCTTTAACGCTAATGACAAAGTTATCAGCAACTTTCTTTTCAGCTATTTTAACTGCATCGTCTATATTAGCTCTAGCAATTTTCAACGCCCCATCATCAATGAGTGCTTGATTTAATAATGATTTAGTTTCAGGTAGCTGGTCTAAAACAGAACTTTTTTGTTTTATATAGTTGCGAAGTGCTCTTGAATCTAATACATCATTTTTAATTGCTTTGTTATAAACATCAGCAATTACCGCATTATTAGCGATAGGAATACCTTGATCGCCTACGGCACCTAAAAACTGATTTAAAGAAGAACTGTTCTTGATAATTACAGGAGCAACCTGTTCAGCATACCGCTTAGAATCAATATCTTTTATGCCTTGAGCAGAGAAAGGAATACCTACTTTCTCGTAGAAGACTCGGTCTACATCCGCTAATCGCTGGCTGTAGTCTCCGGGAATGCTTTTACGAGCTTCATTAACAAAGGTTTCTAATTGATTAATACGACGAGACTCATCTAGCGTTAGTCTTTCACGCTGGAATTCGTTAATGGCTCTCTTTAGGGAATCTACATTCTCAAAAGATAATGGTTTAAATACATCTTTAGCAACTTCTTCTCCTAACTCATTAATAGATTTTTCCTGCGTTGGGGAGAGTCTAGATATAATCTGACGATCAATTGGAGTATTTCTACCAAAGATGTCACGAAGATTATTCTCTTCTACAAATTTATAAATACTAGCTACTTGCTCACTAGGTAGTTCAGCTTTAGCAGCAGTAGCTTCTTTAATGATATTCTGATAAGTAGGACGAATTTCTGCTGCTGCAGTCTTACGACGAGCTTCAACTAAGTTTTCAATGGCTTTACCAATCTCTGTTTGTCTTTCTGTTGGTACAAACTTGTTACTTAAATTTTCAATTTGATCATCGATAGCTTGTCGACGCTTATAAGCATTACTAATATCAATACCTTGAGCACCTGTAACAGGAGCATAGCGAGGACCAAATAAAAAATTGGATCGTTCATCAATAGCTGTTGCAATATTTTGTAATTCTAAATCAACCCTTTGACGGAACTGAGGATTTTCTTTTGCTAATTTCTGTACTTGAGATTTAACAAGAGCGTTATCAGACATAGCAACTGCCAACGGTACTGTGTCTTTATTAATAATATCTCCAATACGATTAAATTCCTTAACAATATCGTCAATCTTTTGATCAGCAGGTAAATCCTGAGCAATTTTCTCTAGTAATCGTTTAGCTGCTCCAGATGCGTATGCTTCATTTGCTGATGCTGGATCAGTTTTAACCATCTTATATTTGTTATAAATCTGTTTAGCAACATTACCAGCACCGCTAACGGCTTGTTCTATGGCTGCTGCTGGCGTAATACCTAATACTGCAGCACTTAAAGAACCTACAGCTTTACCAGTTCCCGTTGTTTCTCCTGTAATAGTTTTTTCTACCTGCTCACCAAGGATGCCTCCAGTTTCAGCAGTAGTACCTAAAGTAAACAAACCACCGGCACGACCTGTGGTTTTAGCTAGGGTTTCTGCTGCCCAATCAGTTAATTTAGCTCCAGTTTTCATTACAGGACCAATACCGATGTAGTTAATCGGATCAGTCATCATTCTTGAACCACCGCCTACAATTTCAGATACGGTTCCGGGTGCTTTCATTCCAGTCGTAGCCCCAGTAATTCCGCTAGCAGTTGTTTGTAGTCTCTTTACATTCTCGCTAAATCTTTCTCCAATACCGCCTTTTTTGCCTTTACCAGTAATAAGACCTGAAACAGGCTCAATTAAAAACGTATCAAGAATAGCTTGTCCAAGAACAGCACTATCAGTTAAGCCTAGTTTAGCTTGATTAGCAATGTAATCAAAAGTACTAACAGCTTTAGCGGCTTCAACATCAGGTTTTGCCTCAAAAGGATCTACAATGGTTTTACCCATTGGCATATCTAACGGATCAATAATTGCCATTATTTGCTCTTTGGTTGGGGATACTTTTTGTTATAATATGCTGTAAGTTCTGCATCAGAAACATTAGGATTAGCTGCACGAGCCTGTATCAACCAGTTTGCTAATGCAGGAACAGTCTTTGCACCGCCTGCTGGCGGAGTTGTCTTTAATGCAGGACCAACTAAATCCTCTACAATTTGTGGATCAAATTTAGAATTAGTCAAGACTCGACGAGCCTGATCTTGTCCAGAACGATACGATTGTTGAATTTGTTGTTCGAGTACTTTAACACCTTTTAAAACATCATCAATTTTAGCATTGCTTGGAGAACCCGTAATAAATTTAGCTACTCCGTCTACAATATCTGACGCAATACCAGAAGAACCAAGAATATTTTTTAACTCATTTTGACCAATTTGATTATCGCCAACAAGTTTAACTAAAGCTCTTTGAAATTGTGGTAATTGACTTGAATTACCAGCCTTAATTAATTCACCATAATTGTTAATTGTTTTAATAGTACTGAGGCTTTCTTGCGATTTACCAAGATAATCTTTAACAAGAGACTGCGCCGTCCGTAAATCAGGAACTGTAGCAGCTCCGGGAGCGATACCAGCGGCAGCTTCTTTTTGTCTAAACTGGCTTTTCCATTCTTTAAAATCATTAGCTGCTTTGGCTCGACCTTCTACGGTATCCGGATACTTAGCTAATAACTCAGTAAACTTAGCCTGTTCTGCTTGATTCTCTGGAGTACCTAATTTCTCTTTTAATTTAGCTTGAGCATTAGCAATTAACTCAGTCTGTTTTAATCCAGTTGTGATAATCTCATCAGATCGTCTAACAGCCTGTTGAGCCACATCTGGAGCAACCTGCGACACTGCTTGAGCAAACTGACGCAGTCCGTCAGCGCTGGTCATATCAAACTGTGATGCTAACTGGCGAACTTGAGTCGCACGATTAAGTTGCTCATCTCCACCGAGTAACTGATTAATGCCTCGACCAATACCAGCACTGCCTTGATAGATTGCCATGTTAGCACGCTGTAGCGGATCTAACTGTGCAAATCTAAATGCTTGATTAGAGTCTAAGACTTGTCGTTGCTGTTGCAACGCAGCAGGATCAATACCAAATAAACTATTTACGATGTCAGCCATGATTATTCCTTTTACTAAATGTAGGGACTTTCCCACGATTCAAAACCAGTAGAACCTGTAGGCGCTCTTCCCCAATCAAACATACCACTACCATAACGATTGTAAGGATTTAATCCAGAACCTCCAATACCCATATCAGCAGATAAACCACCAAATCCACCACCGCCACTCATTGAACTACCTAGACCACTAAAGGCTGTTCCTAACGGACTATAGCTTTGATACTGAGAATAGGCATCTGCTGCTGCTTTCTGTGGTTGCAGATACAGATTACCTGCTTGAGCGCCTGCACCAGATTGTAAACGAGCTAATTCTTGACTCATTGCAAATGGTTGCTGACCTAGTCCTTCTACAGTTCTCGCTAAACCAAGTTGTGTCTCTAATGGACCATAACCAGCAGAAGTTAGACGGGGTACTTGACCAAGGAGTTCACTACCAGTACCAAATAGACCAGCGCCAAAGCGTGTCTGTGCCATTCCTTGTTCTTGTCCACGAGCAGCAAGTTCTAAATCTTGTCGTCCTAAAGCATTATAATATGCTTGTAACTCAGGCGAAGTAGGAGCGCCTCCTGTGCCTGTTTGCACACCTAAGCCACCACGCCCACGAGCAAATAAATTACTACGCACATCCGATAACTGAGATGCTCTACTTGGTGCTAATAATGCTTGTTGTTGGCTAACATATTGCTGTGCTGCCTCTTGTGGTGATTGTGCTAAGTATTGTTGACCTAGATTAAATAACGAAGCTGCGCCACCCATAATAGGCTGTGCTGCTTGTCCTAACTTAGTAGGATCATAACCACTAGCACTTGTCATGAGCCTATTGCGAATAGCTTGAAGTTCTGGAGTTAATTCATAGCCAGCTTCTTCAACTTGTCCTAATTCGTTAACTTTAAACCTAGAACTTCCGAAGCCGGTAGTTAAGCCAATAGGACGAAACTGTGCCATC